CGCTCTAAACGCACCCTACATGGGCCCATTCGCTCATAGCGTGGATGAACCTACACATTATACGGGTCATCTGATACACCATGTTCCACAAGGAACGTATCAAGATCCGCCATCAAGGGATCAGCCATGCAGGTTGATCCGTAAGATGGACTGTTGTCTTCGCCCTTATCTGGGATAGCTATTCCCATAGGGTTCAAGTTTGCACTTGCAAACCCGGACGCAGTTACGCGCTCCTTCTGACCGAGAAGGAGTAGCTGTAATTCCTCGTAACGCTCAAAGAACGTTTCGGAGAAATTGAAATCAAGGGAATATGAAAAACGATTCCCAAGACTTCCAAGAAGGTGGCTATTTAGCCCTGAAGGAGTCTTGCCGCACCCTTCATCCTCACGGGTGAAGATTGGCGATAAGTCTGGATTCCTCCAACTTATCGTCTTTTTAAAGGTCTCATACTTGGTCCTATACCAGTTTGAAACCAATGCGGACTTAGAGGAGAGAGCAAACATAATATTGATTGCACTTCCCATGCCGTGTTTACCAGACCACTTAAGTGGCCTATAAACGGTCACCAAACGGTTTGTCTTATGAGCTAGGAAACCAGCGAACTCACTAAGTGAGTCACTGATGATCGATTTCGTAGGCGATACACCCACATCTAAACCTTCCAAGCATTGCTTGTATAGGTTGGCTACTGACGAATTTGTTATTACAACATCATCGCCAATAACACGATAGACATCTTCTGGTTTCAATCCTACATCATCACACAATACTGCAAGAAGCAGACAATGTGTGAGATTAAATAGGTGAAATGAACCATAGAGGCCCATGGGTTGTCCGGTCTTGTAAGACCATTGTTCCTGAACAGGAACCCCATCAACCTTGGTATTGACCTTAAAAGGTACTTTTACCAGTTCATGCATTGCATCAGCATAATGCTTAAGACCTAAGCCTTCAAGCACCGCCGTTTGCAATTCCAGAGGAAAACGATCCGTGGCAGAAGACAGATCATAACAATAAACTGTCCCCTCTGCCAATTTCTCTTTCAAGAAATTAGCACCACGTACCTGGTTATGAACACAGGAAACAGGAAGTTTCCGGTTCATACAAGACAATTGGTTGTCAAGGATTTGAAACATACCTTGACACCATATGTTCGGTACTGCTACGACACGAGCTTTGCATCCCCCTTCTTGAATGAAGGAAATATGCCCTGGTGTTGACGAATCAGCACCAGCTTGCTCCAGCATGGATCTCAAATCCTCCGCTGGGTTGTAGCCCTTGAGAGAATCTGGGAGGAAAGTGCTTGTCCATAAGGACATTACACCTTTTCCCCATGCCTCTTCCGACAGGTCACTCTTTCCGGAAAACTCATTATGAGTTCCAGTCCAAGCTTTAAGCCTCGATATATCCAGAGGTTTCGGTGATGGAACATACCTACTAATCCGGTTGGCCTTGTCTCTAAGGAGCGAACAGATCTTATCTCTAAGATCTAGGTCACCACCATAAGGTGATGTAATAGCATCCTTAGCCTTCTGGAATTGTGCGCGTGTGAGTGTTTGTGTGTGTATACATGTGTAAATACGTAGTATAGCGTCCCATCGTCTTAAGACGGCAGGAACTTTACTGTGTAAGTAGGCAGTGCCTACCACATTGTATATACCTTTTGGCAACTTAGTTGACCTATGGTAAGCTATACTATTTTCTTGCCATATGGAAACAGCAAGGTCTTCATTACCAGCTTTCAGCTGGAGCAGACCTGTCCTTAAGGCTTTAAGCCTTTTGACAGTCCACTCTGGACCGTTACACTTGAGCCATTTACATAGTAAATGGTTTAGGCGTATAGCGTCTTGCTTGCGCAAAACTGCATGTAGGAGTTTGTAAGAACCACGGGGCATGGTACGCATAGCGTACACCTCCTCTAATACAAGATTCAGTAGCTCCTATGAATTCTGTAAACTCACAGGTTCAGAAAGAGTTACAAGGTGACGTAGTC